AAAATATATGATCCTTAGCCTGAGACACAAAAATATGATCCTTAGCCTGAGACACAAAATATATGATCCTTAGCCTGAGACACAAAAATATGATCCTTAGCCTGAGACACAAAATATATGATCCTTAGCCTGGGACACAAAATATATGATCCTTAGCCTGGGACACAATATATGATCCTTAGCCTGGGACACAATATATGATCATTACTATCCTAAAATTGATACCTTATATTATTTATTTTTTCTCTCCATTATTATTTTTGGAAAGCTTTTTTATTTTTCACAAGTATTCGATTCTATTTCTATATTTTACAATAACAAATATGAGTATGTGTTCTATATACGATCCTCTTTTTTGGGATGTCACTGATTTGAGCTCTATTATTATACATAAAGATAGTAAAGATGATGATTATATTGAAGTATGTACCGAATTTAAAGAGCTTATTGATTCGTGGAGAAGTGCAAAAGTACCTGCTTTTATTCATCGATACAATATCAACAATTTGTTTTATAGTTTTTATCGTCATCAAAGGAAGGATATTATACATAGATTTGACTTTACGGCATTGTCTTTAGACTTGCATGTTAAATTAGGTTACTGTACAAAGAGTATATTGGATGATCATCTACAGGACTTATATAAATTATACGAAGAATTCAATACTATTATCGAACACAGAACAAATCGACATACCAATTTGATGTACATTTTTAAGTATGCGGATTAAGTCGTTAAATAAAACATATTTTGTGTTCTAGACTAAGGTCCGTAAAATAGCGTAAAAAGTGGATTTGTTTGGACCATACATAAATAGAGATTGTCTCTGTATAGGGCAGTAGCAGGTCAGAATGTAGTATTGTTGATTTTCTCACTATTACTGCTCTTATTTTTATCAACCCTTTATCGAATTATTTAGTAATCTCTGTTCGTGAATACGACTAATTTACAACGATAATTTAGTTGCAAAGTATATAATGACTTATTTGCCTATTGAATTGCAAAAGCATATTATTTCCTTTTTGCATCCAACTAGTCAATGCTTACATCATTCAAAAGGAAGATGTATAGCGAAAAATAAAACAAATAGCAAACGGTGTGCTGTACAAATAAATTATCATCGATCATTGACATGTCACGTCCATAATAGTTTAGCAGACGTATTAAGTAAGCAAGGGTGACTATCTTGATATGATGCAAGATGATATTTATGTTGGAAACATACCACAAGGTACAAAATATGATGACATTCGGAAGTTATTCGAGATACATGGAAAGATATCTCGAATAATAATGCATAAAACGTATGCATTTGTGAGTTACAGTAATAAAGATATTGTAGCAGAGGTAATCAATACAATGACGGAAACGTATTTGTACGATGTATTATTGAATATAAAACCAGCAAGGAAGCGTTTTGATCGCAATCAAATAGACGTATTGGTGAGCTTTTTATCACTAAAGCCAAAAATCGAAGTGACAGAACAATCGATCGAAAATATATTCTCCATTTACGGATTGATTCGAGAAATCGATATCCGTAAATGGATATACGATCAAAATACCGAATTGTGCAAAGGATTTGCATTTGTAAGGTATAATGATATTACAAAGAATGAAATATTACAGAATTTTGGTATCATTGTAGATGATGTAGAGTACAGTGTTACACCATCGAATAGAATATCACCATCGAATAGAACATCACCATCGAATAGAACATCACCATCAACACCGTTAAAACAGTTTCAGTCTTATCAAGAGATGCAAAATGCTTCTAGTTTTAACGATTGTTCATATTATAATCAATACAATATTTACAATTGGAATGATAGATACAGATCGTTGGTAAATATACGTAACCTACATTAGATTCTAGTTATTGACCTATTTATTGACCTATTTATTGACTTATTTGTTACATATATTACATCTATTTTAGTACATCTATTTTAATACATCTATTTTAATACATCTATTTTAGTACATCTATATTAGTACATCTATTTTAAAGCTTAATTATGAGTAATTTACACAACAATGATGTACTATAGTTCTTCCATGGATACCCTGCTACATGAATTGACTAATAATCCATTAGCGTAAATTCCGTAATTCATCATATCATCGGGGTGATCTAATGTAATATGATAAATGGAATACTCTCCTTCTTCCAAATAAGGTTCAGCTCTTTCATCTAAGAAAGTCATTAGTCTATACTTATCATCTGTTATTAAGATTTCTTGGGATACACTCAAAGTATTTATAGTTTGTTGCTCATTCATACTATCTAATAATGTACTATTGTAACCAGTTACAATTAAATTTTCTTTCAATTCAGGGTATTTATCAGGGGTACAAATAAATAAACGGTCTTTAACGCGATAATTATTTCTAGGATTATATATTTTCTTGGTACCAACAATAGCAATAGGTACTAGTCCATGTTTATATGTATTAACAAGCATACCAGGTCGTAAATTTTCTATTTCAGTGTATTCTATTTCCGAGTTTTCATTTAGGTATTCTATTTTTGTACCTTTTATAAAACAAATAGCATGTGAATCTACAAGATATCCTATCATAGATCCCAAATCAATAGTCATTCCATCAAATGTATAAGAGTCATCTAATGTTTGTGCTACTGTTTCCGATCCATTAAATATTGAATATGTTTTATTTCCAGTTTTAGTAATAGTGATTACTGAATTCATTGTTGGGATTATTACTTTATCATCAGTATTTTCCATCAATAGGTAAAAATGATTTCCGTATATTGATTCTTTACTAATAGTAGTAGTAAAATTAGTACTTACTGAACTAGATGAATTAATAACGACTATATTTTCTACAGTAATTGAACCTGGTAAATTGACATTTTTTAATATAATTGTTTTATTTAACACTGCATCAACATGATCAGAATACAAAGATTTGATGAGAAGTTTTGTGAATTTTCTTTTCTTCTCAATAGTATCTCCAATATTACTTCTATTTTTTAAATCTAAAAATGAGTTTGTAGTCAACTCTAAAATGTTACCAGACGAATCGGGTATATCTATTTTGTGTTTTATTTGTGTTTTATTTGACTTGTTAGAAGAATCAAAAGTAGCCATTGCTGCGGAATATGTGCTTATTCCCAAACTGTTTGCTAATCGCGTACCAACAGGAATACGACCTACATAGTCATATAATACACTATTTGATGTTCCTATTTCCAAACCATTTTTAGATGACTTTAATAGTCGTATATATTTACCCCATTCCGTACATTCTTTATTATTACAAGCTAAAAAATCAATACGAGAAAGATTTAGTTTATTTATTAATGAAAGTAAAAATGATACATTGTCACTAAATTTGTTACTTCCAGGTTTAATGTCAATTGCTTTGAAGAAAGGGTCGTTATTTAAAAACGGAAGTGTAGTAGAATTATTACTGGATAATCCATGACTAAGAATAGCTAAACTATTTATGTGGTTTAAATTAGGTATAATAAAATTTTCTAAATATAGGTGTTTATTCGAATTTTTATAAACAATAGGAAAAGTAGATGAATTTACTCCACTCACAAAATGTTTATAATCTTTTGTATTGAAGTCTATCAATAAAATTTTCGAATATTGATTATAATTAGATTGTTCTGTATATATAGGCGAATCTTTTTTTAATTGTGCGCTTTTTCTATTCATTCGAATATATAGTATATAAAATTATAAGATATTTACTATATTAACCTTAAGCAGATTTTGATTCATCAATATTATTGTTCGGTTTCATATATACAGATATATCATTTACAGTTGTTGGTTTAGATGGTTTCATGGGTGCATTACTAGCGTTTGTATTTAGAATAGAAACAGAAGGATCTTCGTCTATTTTTTTCTTTGCGGCACATGACCGTAAATGAGATGTTAATCCCCCAGCACTTTTCGACTCAAACCCACAGTATTTACATAAATGCTCTTTACTAAATGAATGGGAAAAGTATTTACTCAACCATTGTTCAATTTGGGGCATTTTCATTTCATCGATTTGCATCAACATTTTCGAACTGTATTCTTTTATTGTTTTAATTTGATTGAGTTTTTGTTGTACAAATGACTGATATTCCTTGTTAATTTGGTCTAAAAACTCCTTATCGATAGTGATTGCTTCTGTTTTGAAGCCACTAATGTCAATAAACTGAGACAAATGGTCTATTATATCAATTGCAATTTTGATTTTCTCCGGATTATACTGAACTTGATGCAAATAAACACATACATTGCCTTGATACAAATGTATTTCGTAATTGCTTTTATTGGCGATGCCGTAATTTTGAGCCAACATTACACCAGCACATTGTTGTGTTTCTACATCGCGTAAAAATTTCTGTACTTCATCTTGACCAACGTTCTTATCGTAATTTTTATTTTCAAACAATATGTCCGGTTTATTTTCTCGTTTCATCATAAAATCACCGGTTTCTTTGGTTGTTCCTACGGCTTGTACATCCGCCATTGGATAAAGATTATTCAATACATGACTCAACATGGTTTCTGATATTTTCCCCTTGGACGATGAATTATCCATTTTACGCAATAATTCCGAGACTTGATTATTCATCATTTCTTGTTTTTGTCCTATTTTGTTCATTTCTTCTAGTTTATATTGCTGTGATCGTAAATCGTCGCGTAAGCGACTTTCTGTAGATGAAAGCATTTGATTGGTAATGGTTTGAAATGATGTAAAATTATAAGATAATTTGTCTTCGAGTGGCTTTAATAATTGATCATTGGACATTACCGATGATTGATTTACTGTACTAAATGAATTAGTAATGACAACCATTTCTTGTTTTACTTTATCCAGTACAGCATTAATCATCGGGCTCTCGTCTTTTTGTATATTGGATATTTTATCGTACAATTGGTCCATATTTTGTACTAATAAAGGCTGGATTATTGTCTTCAAATCATCTAAATATTGCGTACGTATTACTCCTAATTGTTTATAATATTCCAATTGATTATCACTCTGTTGTGTTACTAATTGTTTCTGTACGTTGGCCATTTGTTCCATCAATCGCGAAGCGAAACTTTGGTCAAATGCGGGATTCAGTTTTTCATTGAAATTTTCCAACAAATCGACCATAATATTGTTCATTTTTTCGAAATCGAATTGTGGATTATTTTGATAAAAATCATAAATCCGCTGATTTTTTAATAGTAGAGACATGATTTTGCAATAGGCTTGTTTTATATCTTATCAAAATATAAAACAATATGTTTATATCAATTTTATTTTTTTGTTAGACTTTTACGGAAGTCTTTATTGTAGGTAAGTGCGTATAACAAACGCATTTGTTTATTGGCCTTTTCTTTTGTTGTACAATATGCATATACTTTGCGTTTTGTGCCCCTTTTCGTATTCTTTCTACGCGCAACACTATAGCAATGTTTTCTACGATTGTATTTTTTTTCCACATTAAATTTAGGTTTGGATTTACGGCGGGTAGCTTTTTTACGACGTGAAGTAGTAACAGGTCTAGATTTACTTATATTACGTTGTGTATTTGCCAAGTTTCTACGATT